TGGTATTGGTCAGTTCATTTGCCTGTTGTGTTCCGGCTGAAATTTCCTGATTGAAACGCCCCTGTTCATCCACATTGTCACGGATGTACCTTTCTGTGTTGCCAACAGTCTGTGACAAACGCAAATAGGCATCATTGGCGGCGGAAACATCCATGTTATGCATTGCCTGATTCAGTGAATTTTGTTCCTGAATCGCCTGATTCAACTGCATACGCAACTGTTCCAGTTCTGCATTTGCCTGATCCGTTCCAATGTTTACCTTATTGTTTTCAATCTGCTGAATCCGCTGCTGAATTGAATCAATCCGAACCGCTAAACTATTCAAGTCCTGAAATGCTTTAGGTGGAAATATCATTGTATTATATGCTTGCTTTGCAATCGCATCCTGTGTGTCGCTTAATTGTTCCAGCATATTGTTTGCACTCTGAACTTCTTGCTGAAATCGTTCAACACCTGTTCCTGTGAACACATTCACCCCGTCAGTATCCCACGTAACGGGAATTTCTATGGGGTCAGGCGGTGCATTCGGCTGAATTTCAGGTCTGATTGGTTCAGGATTTTCAATCAAAGGGTCAGGAAGTACCGGGTCAACAGGTACAGAAATCGGTTCTTGATTTCCACCATCCACAACAGGCGGTGCAATATCAGGTGCAGTCTGTCGGCTTGCTGCCTGATTCATCGCTTCAATGGCAGCAGTTGCCTGATTGATTTCATCCCTTGCCCCTTCAATGCTGCTTGTATCAATATCAGCGTTCATTGACTGCTGCATATCATACATTGCAGACACGGCAAGGTTCACTGAACTGATGATGTTGTTCAACACTCCGCTAAACTGGTCATTAAGTTCAATACCTGTCTGAATAGATGACACCTGTTTTCACCATCCTTTCTTAGTGTTTTTTCTTTGCCCTTGCTTCTGCCTTTTTCTTTTCTTTCTTGTCATGCTCTGCTTTCAACTTGATTGAAGCGATCACAAAGGCTTTTTCCTGTTCGTCCATAGCCAAGAACACTGATGGAAGAATGTGAAGTTTTAGAAGGGCATAGTAAGCATAATTTGCTTCACCATCCCCTTCTTCAATTAGTTTTTTGCTTCATCAACCTTTTCATCAAGTGACTTGGTAAATCCCTGAAACTTCTGCATCCATAACTGGAAGTCCTGCATTTCCCCGGCATCATCAACCATTGCATAAACCAAATCTTCCGGGGTCATTACACCGTAACTGTCCTGTAACTCTTTATCGTAAAGGTCAGGAAATACCGTTGACTTCACGATCATTGCCATAAGGTACTTTGAAGTAATCAGTTTCGGTCTGAATAAGTTTGGCTTGCCAGTCACCTGAACTTCAATGGTATTTGCATCACGAAGTTCTTCATTTTCCTTGGAACTGATATGTCTGAACTCCCATCTGACAGGTGTTCCGTCCGAACCAAGCAGTGAAGCAGTAGGCGCAAATTTTTCATTTTCCTTTACCTTTTTATTCGCTTTCATAAATGCACTAAATTTTGACATTTTGTTGTTCTCCCTTCTGTTTATCAATAAATCTAAAAAGTCCCCTTATATGACCCTATATAAAAGCCACATAAAGGGTTCTGTTACTTAGTTTGTAAGAAAACCTGTAAGATTGTTAAATGATTCCGGCATTGAGAAGTCCTCAAATGTTCCTTCTACTTCTTCATCAAGATATTCACCGTCAGCATCAAACTTTGCTAAAATACCACCATCTGTATTGCAATCATAAAAAATAATAGTCTGTCTACCCGCCTCACTGGTTGGATCATCATTTGTGATCTGCATTTCAAAATACACATCCTCACCAGTGTTCTTATAGTCAAGTAATGCCTGACGAAGAACTGACTGGTTGTAATGTGCAGTACCGGAAAAAGTACCTTCCATACCACATGACTTATGACCAGCCATGATTGCACCAAGACGGGGAACAGTAGTCTTGGTTTTCTCAACTTTTGCTTCCATATCAATCATCTGCATGAAGTTGTATCTTCTACTTCCGATTGTGATAAAACATTCAGCAAGTTTTGCTGCAATAGTGTCCCTTGCTTTCATTGTTACATTTGACATTGTATTTCACCCCTTCCTTACGCAACTGTAACCGTTTCATAGAGTTTACCCATAGCGTTCACAACGGTGATTGCTGATGTAATCACAACCGCCTTTTTGGAATCTCCCTGTGCAACCGTAACATCAGAATCAGTAAATCCCTCAATAGCGCCCATGTCCTGTAAGTTCTGACGAATCTTAACAAGGTCAGACCACAGCGCAGTCCGTCCGGATGCATTGTTTGGAATCACACCCAGATACTTGGTATTAAAAAGAATGGCATCATCATTTCCCAACTGGTCAATGACCCTGATTGTCTGATTGTCCTTGAATATATCGCCGCAAGTATCCGAAGTTGTCACCATTGAATTAATATCTTCAAGTACACGGACTATACCGTTGACCTTATGGAAAATAAATTCACCGACTTTGATTGCAGTTTTCAACTCATTCTGTGTGTAATTAGCATCAACAGTAAAACCACCGTCATACTGCTTGTTCTGACAAGACTTATTGACTGCACAACCGCTTTCTGCACCAGTTACCCAATAGACAAGGGATGCTTCATTTGCACCTTCATCAAGGACTTTGTTTTTTATATTGATAACGCCCATGTAATCAGCAGACAGGTTATAAATAACCAACTGGAACTTGATACCAAGTTCATCACGCAAACGCTTGTTGAAAGCCACATATAACTTCTTGGTTATGTCATCAGTAACCACAACACCCATAGTGTTGTAGGTGTATGATTCAATTTTATCCAAGTACGTCTGATGTGCAGTGCCGTCAACCGTGCCGTTTGTACCACCAATCAAAGGTGTTCCGGCAGTAACAGCAAGTTCAGTTTCCTTGAATATAACATAATCGTTTGGCACAAGGTCAGCAGCCTTTGCAACTGTCTGTGTGTCAACCTTAACCGTACCAAAGTAGGTTGTAACATCATAGTTTTCTGCATTGTCAGCATTTTTCTGAATCACAATTTTCAAATCATTACCACGAACACCACAATACTTCGCAGTTGCGTATGTGTTCGCTGCCTTTTCACCACCACCGTTCAGACGGTATGCATATAAGGTCTTTGCACCCATGAACAGATCACTAAGACCAAGCATCTTAGGACTATCAAAAGCATAACCAAAAAGTTTCAGGCTGTTTTTCTGAAAATCTTCATTGGTTACTTCAAAAATTTCTGCTTCAACACCCCAGTCAAGTTCAAGGGGCATTGTTGCGATACCTCTATCAGACAGTGTAGCGGATGCGGATGCAGCCGATACAAAGTTGACATAAGCACCGGGCAGTTCTTTGTTCTGTGAGGTAAATGTACCACCACCTAAAGCCATACTATTTCACCTGTCCTTTCATGTATTTTTCAACTAAATTGTCAACAGTTTTTATGGTGTAACTTTTATCTTCATCAAGAAGGGCATCCACCAAGTCCCTTCTGTTTGCAAAACGGGCAGATGCAAGAATCTGTTCTTTGCTGAACTTCGGTTCAGTCTGTTCAGACTTTGCAACTGTTTCCGCTGTTGGCTTTCTTGCTGCCATAATCAACCACCTTCCTTCACATCCGTGCTTGCCGTCATAGTTTCCATTGGTACCTGATCTTCTGTCTTGACTATAAAGAAGTCATAATTGACAAAAAAATTCAGGACACCGTCAACCACCTGATGATTCATTTTTGAACCCCTGATTGGCTTGGTATCACCGTCTGTTGTGATGTACTCCAAACAGTCATACATTCTTTCAGCCACATCCGCACATTCCCGCTGCTTCTTTGCAGATTGTGGGAAATACTGGATGCAGAACTGATTGGTACGTTCATACCGTTTGCCAAGGAAAAGGTTGTTGTTTGGGTTCAAGCAAGCAATAAAAAAACAAGGCTCTTTCAAACCTTGCTTAATTTCTTCATTGTGGATTTCATAATCATCCCCAAATTCTTTGTTCAGGGAACAACTGATTGCTTCAACTATTGAATTTATCATTTACCAAGTCCCCCTAAATATTTCTTAATTTTGTTTTCAAGCACCTTTGGGGCAATTTTCTGTAATTCCTGTTCAGATATGGTCATCATAAACTGACCCTTGACCCATCCTGAATGATTAGCTGTCCTGTGTCCGTACTCAACATAGGATGCGTATTCAACCGGGTTCACAATTTCAATGACATAGGTGTCACCAAAATGGTTCACCGTCAGGCTGTCTGCATACCCTTGTGCTGATGCACGTTTTTCACCAGTCCAACCACGCATTAATGTACCGCCCTTTTTTCCTGAACTTGCCGGGTACTGTCCGACAGGTGTTCTTTTTACCACCATGCGAAGCAACCGGGCAGCAAGTTCCTTTGCGCACGATTCCACAAAGTCATCAGGATTTTGCAACTTTCCCAACTGCTGATGAAAGTCTTTCAGACCTTTGCAGTCAAATCTTCCCATTCTACCCATTTACGCATATTCCTTGAACAGTTCAAGTGTAATTTCCTGATGCGTTGGATATGTGGAAGGGACACCGCTGCGGGTGTAGTCCGTGGTCACATTGTCCTGTGTTACTGTCAGTTTTGACCCCGCTTTGATGGTTACATCCGGGGAAACAAACAACTTTGTGCTTTGCGTGATCGTTGCTGCTGATTCTGACTGAATTGCTGTTTGCAGTTTTTCAAAAGATAATCTGCACGGTTGGTCTTGTAAGACCACAACCTCTGATTCTTCCATAAGTTTTGACTTCTCATTTTTTACCTTTTGCAGTTCTGTCACCGTCAAAGTACCAAAATAGGTTGCCTCAATGGCTTTCCTTGCGGCCTTTTGTGCTGCCTGAATCTGCTTTACCATCTGATACGCCTGAATGAATTAAATTCAGCCTTTCCATAGGATAAAAGGTAATTGATGAAAGAAGTCAGTCTTTGTTCAGGGGTCATTGAACCTTCACCAGTTGCAAAAACCGTGTTGGTGTCCCCTGTTTGAATCTGCTTGACAGCATATTCTAAATCAAACCCGGTAAGGTCATCAGGTGCAAAGGTTTTCTTGGAAAGAAGAAATTCACCCACCGCCATATCAACGGCAATGTGTTCCAGTCCTTCCGGCACATCATTCCAGTTGATTTCATTCTTGATTGTACTGCGGACTTTCTCAACGCAAAAGGTCAAGGCAAATTCATCTTCTACCTTGACCTCATAACCGAATGATTTCAACCGTTCTTTTACTGTATTAGTATCAAACATTGCAACCACCCTTTCAGATCAGAAATTATCCACGGGAAATGATACGGGCAATAGGTACTGCCTTATGCTCAATGGTCTTGGTATCAGATGCAACCAGTGACCAGTTCTTTCCTGTCTCTAACTCTGCGTTAGTAGGGGAATTAGTTGCCTGTGATGCCTTGGTGTAAGAAATACCCGCAACAGAAACGGCGTGACGTTTACGGGAAATCAGTGTATCTTCACCGCCCCTTGTCTTAGCATCACGAACCATTTCATAAGGCACTTTTGCACCTACATCCTCAAAACCAATAGCACCTTCACCAAGGATATATGTGGTGTAAAGAGAAACATCCCCACCAGTGTCACCAACGTGTTTTACCTCAACAGGTAAAGAATCATCAATAACGACCAGTCTACCGTTCCATGTACCCATTTCAAGATCACGTTCCATACCGTCAGCATCCGTATATTTTAAGTATGCAAGCAGTTTCAGGTTCTCAAGATTAGTTGCAACTGCACTGTGACAGTAAACTAACTTGAACTTCTGCTTGTTATCACCGCAAGCCTTCTGAATTGCAGTATTCAGGGTTGTTGCATCCATACACATTGTTGCATCAGTCTTTGCATCAGTTGTACTTGCACTGATGTCAAGGGTATGTGCATCAACAAATGCTGCATTGGATGTCTTAATTGCACCCGTGCCAGTCTGTGCCATTCCAAAGATACCCTTTAAGATTGCAAGGATAACATCCTGATCTACACCGTTCCAGTAGTCATTGATCTGATTTCTTACGTTTGCCATGAAGTCAGTACCACCAGTTACATCATAACTGAAATCTGCTTCTGTCCAACCGTTCATTCTGCCATAGGTAAAAACACCCTGTTCATAGGTGTCAGTCTTGCCCGGTGTAACATTGTCAACACCGTCATAGTTCTGCGGTGTGCCGGAAAGCAGACCAAAGAACGGTAACACTGCGTAAACAGTGCCAGTCTGTGAGTTATTCACAAAAGTGTCACGTAATCTTGCATCACCAACGATTGCACGGGATTCACGCAACTTGTTCAGTTTCACATTCGGAATAGCACTCATGTACTTACCGAACGCCTTTTCATTAAAACTTTTAGCATCAAATTTTGCCATGTTTCAATTACCTTCCTTTCATCAAATTAAATCTGTGCATCCGGGTTTGCTTCCATGTAAGCGGTAAGTTCGTCATAACTCATTTTTGAGAAATCGACCGTTTCACCCTCACCCGGTTTCTTTTCCCCTGATGCCCCCGGCTGAAAACCTTTGAAATTCTGCTGCTGTTTCTGCTGCTTCTGTGCTTCAAACAGGAACTTAGTGTCATCACCACTTCTTAACTTCTCGATCTGTTCATCCAGTCCCTTGACATTTCCGTCCTTGTCAAGTTTGGCTTCTCCAAGTTCAAGTAAGGCTTTGACCGCTTTGATGTTCTTTGCCTTTGCACCTGTCAGTGCTTTTTCAACAGCAAAATCAATTTTCAACTGGTTCAGTTCAGATTCATGGGTTGCCTTGGCAGTGGCGTTTTCAGTCTGTAAGTCCTCAATCTGCTTTTTCAGATCAGCATTGTCCCCGGCAGATGCTTTCAGGGTTTCTAACTGCTTGTCACGGTCACCGACCTGTGTTTTCAGTCCTTCAACCTCTGTCTGCAAGTTCTTAATCTCTGTTGCAGCAGTACCCTTTGCGTTCTCAATGTCATCACCATTGATTTTCATTACTGAATCAACCTGTTCCTTGGTAAGTCCTAAATCCTCTAACTGTTTTCTTGTCATTTCTATACCATCCTTTCAAATACGTTTTTATACGGGGTTACTCCCACATGATTGATTGGTTTTGTTCGGTTTACGCTTGACAACCCGCAAGAAAAAAGACACCCGCTGCCGGATGCCTTTTCTATATGCTACTTGACCCAGTAGCCGGGAGATAATCAGGATCACCATGCCTTTCTCATTGTGTACGTTTTCATGTGCCTTTTATCCCCCCTTTCTGACCTCATATAACCGCCATATAGCAATTATTACAGGTCTATTGATAACTTGTTAAGGTATGAAAAAAGCACGGTCAAATAGCCGTGCTTTCATTCTTAATATCTGTTGTATTTATTCAGGTAATATTTGAACTGATGAATCAATCACAAATACACTTGTTTCAAATTCACCATCTTCATCTTTTCCTTTTACTTTGTAATAATGTTCACCAAGTTCAGACAACGGTTCAATCATTGTAATAGTTGCGGGTAAATCATCATTTTCAAAATATTCAGTTATGATATTTTTTTCGTCCATAATAATCACCACCTCACTGTTGCACTTAGTTTTGAAACATCTGTTGTTATATCCTTATCATCAACCCTTAAAATACCAAACTTGTTTTCCTTTGCCAGTGAAAAATAATATTCTACATCATCCCTGTTTGGCTGTGGGTCAATATATCGGATAATACCATTTTCTTTTTCTGCAATAAAAACGTGTGCTGATCTATTTTTCCAAGCAGCATATATGATATACCTTGAACCGTCGGGGGCATTTGCTAATGTATTTCTGATAGCCTTTTCACTTTGATTGAATGTGAAACTTGGTGTATTTCCTGATGAATCAACAAAACATTCATTTCCCCAAATAATTGTGTTGTTTTTCTTTGGTTTTGGTAATGCTTCAACATCATACCCCCTTCTTCTTAATTCATAAGTCTGAACACACCTTTGACAATTTACACCATATTGTGTACCGCTTGCATAATTAGGATTAGCACCTTTCAACGCATCAGTAATATTCATTGGTGTACCTTGACCACCAAGAACAGGAAGTTGTGATTTCCACTGATTCTTTTTCTGAATTAAGTCTTGAATCTTTTGCTGAATATTTTTCAGTATATTCACATTCGGTTCATCCGCTTCTGTTACATCACCATAACCATCTTCTATTGAATTGAAGTCTTTGAACCAATCATCATAGGAATAGCCGTCAGTTGTGTCACTAAACTGCTTTTTCAAGTCTGCGATTTCAACATCTGCATTAGCAATCTTCTTTTTCAATTCAACTGTATCATCTTTTTTGACTGCTTGCAAGCCTGACTTATCCTCGCCATTGACAAATGACTTTTCCCATTCCTTGTAGGTCATGTTGCCCGGTACAAAGTAGGTCTTGCCTGTTTCCTCATCCCGCGCAGCACGTTCACCAACAGCATCAAATTCATCATCAAAATATGGTACTGTGGTTGAACGGCAATGAACATGAAACGGCGGTGCAGTCACACCAACCTTCCATTCAGACATAGGGAAATGTTTGCCATCCATACCCCGGCATATATCCGAAGTGTGGGAATCCAGTGTTGCCACAATCTCAAATTGTTCAACATCCAGTTCTGTGAAACAGTCCTTTTGTGCTGCGGAACTGAAAAAGGCTTCTTCTGTCATTACCAACCGTCCGGCGTTGGTCTTGGAAGTGTTCATCTTCCGGGCAATTTCATCAATGACTTTCTGCGGGTCTTTTCCCAAGATGATGTTCTGTGTCAAGGTGTTGTTCAGTTCATTGACCAACTTCTGACGGTTGCCCCATATCCTTTCACTGAAATTCTTACCATCAACCGCCCAAGGCTTATTGATGACCTTGCTGATCTGCTTGTCATCCAGTGCGGAAAAGTCCCAACCAACGCCCACACCCTTCTGAATTTCATAGGCTGTGTGATAATAGCCGGACTTGTAAACATTCCGCATTGTGCTGTCAATGCTGTCAAGTTGGTTTCCAAACATGACTTCAATGCTCTGTTGGGTCTGTAACTTCAAGGCTTCCAGTCTGCTGATATGGAATCTTGCAGATGCATTTTCTAACTGCTTGACCCAAGTGCCGTTGATCGCATTTTCCTGACCGTACTGAATGTACTGATTCACATCCCATTTCAGTTCAGCAAGTTCCTTTACGTTCAACATCCGCTTTGCTTCTGCAAGGGTTACCCCGTTGTTGGATGCAAAACGCTGATACCATGCAGCAATCTGACCTTCAAGTTGCTTCTGTGCCTGTCGGTACTGTTTTTCAATATCTGCATAACACTGAACACCTATGTTATGTTGTGACTGTTCAAGCAGTTCAAAACGCTTCTGCCAGTATTCACCGTTATTCATCTACTTCACCGCCCTGACTCCCCTGTGACGGGTCACCTTTGTTGTCAGGGTCATCATCTGCACCGTCACCGTTCTGATTCTGTGTGCTAAACGGGTCATACTGTGCAAGCATTTCTTTCTGTGCTTCTTCCTTCTGCTTTTTCAGGCGTTCCATTTCAAGTTGCGGGTCATCTACCCAAGGGTGCATACTGATGATAGTTTCATCAGAAATGATTCCCTGTGACTTCTGACAGTTATCAATAATATCTGATTCATTCATCAGCATATCACGATTGAATATGATGTCTACTTCTTCACCTTCATGGTCACCCTGTCCCGTATTGGCAAGATGACAGTTAATGAACCAAAGCAGATCATCCATTGTTGCCTGTGCTTCTGATTCCGTGTCATTGGCATCTGTATCAATGTCAGAATACATTGACTGAATGTTCATCTGATTAGGATTGCCGGAAAGTCTGTCATCCTTGGCATCATAACCCATTGCGTTCTCAATCAAGGCTTTCTTGAAAATTTCCACAATGGTCTTATAATTGTCTGCATTGACTGTGATTTCAAGGGTTTCAACCCCGCCCTTGGTGTCACCGTCATATCTGACTTTTACTGCACCATAGGTTGCAAGGTTCTTTCTGAACTCACCCAAATTAGTACCGTCATAGTTCTTCAATACCAAAATGGTGTTCCGGGCATCTTCTTGCATATTATTTTCAAAGTCAGACAGCATCACATTGATACCATCCTGTAATGACTTGACCTTCTTAATCAGCGGTGTTTCCTGTTCATTGGCTTTCAATGGAATCAGGGGAACACGCTGCCAGTTGAACACCTGAACATTTCCGGCAGCATCCGTCATTGTAACGTGCGGAAAGTCTGCGGTTTCATTGTTCACAATGTCAGGAATCAGTTTTCCGCCATCAAGAATAAACAGGTGAACCCCATTCAGATCATACAATTCAACCTTTTCAATGAACTTCCTTTGATTGCCGTCATAGGCAACCGTCACATAATGCCTGATGAAGAAATCAAGTTCAGTGTGTTCAGAATCTTTCCAAAATGGCAAAATCTCATAAGCGGGGAAAAACCTGAAAGCAAATTCACCCCGTTCATTGTAGTATGGGTATAACCAAGCAATACCGCCATTATATGCGGCCTTGCCCGCACTTTTCAATGTTCGCATGAACTTCTTGTCAAATATCTTTTTCAGCAGTTCAATGTATGCAGTGTTTTCACCGCTTAGTGTGAACGGCTTACCGAACAGGTAATTGGCTTTCTGATTAACCATCTTTGCATACTGGTTATCAACAATTCTGTTGTTTGGTAGGTTCTCAACAACTTCAAGTTCCCCACCTTCACCAATCATTGTACGCTTGCGGTGAATTACATCATGGTCACCGTCATAGTACAGAAACCCTTTTATCTGCATCATTCTACGGGGTGAACACTTCCATGCTGCAATTTCCTTTTCAAGAAATTCCAAGTCAGTCATGTGTGCTTTTGCCCCTTGCAATATAAAATTGCTAAGTTTTAATGTGATTGCATCCACAAAGGAACTGAACACGGTTCAATTCACCCCTTTCATTGCATAATAAAATCAAAACCCCTGAAAACACTATGTTTCCAAGGGGATGTGTTACTAATTTGTTTCTAATATCTCAAAAAGTAGTTATACAGGTGTCATAGGCGGTCACCGATTGCAACCGCCCCGGAGTAAGCATTTGACAGCCCTTTCCTACCGTCCAAAAAGAAACGGCTGCTGACACCGTGTATTCTACCCGGTAATTGCTTAATCAAAACTAAAGGCATCACCCTTTGCCATCTGTTCAATCGCATAACGCATTGCATCCATCAGGTGATTGAAGTCATCAATAGGGCGGTTCAGTTTCTTGCCCGTCTTAGCATCCTTATCCCACTGATAGTTGCTGATCTCTGTGATGAAATTCACGCAACGGGGATGAATGATAATGTGATAATCCTGTATGAAGTCAATGCCGTTGTTGATGCTGTCCTTGCCCTTCCTTGCTTTCCTGATTCCTTTCAGACCCAGTTCACGCAAGCGGTCAATGCTCTTTGGTTCTGCTGAATCGGCTGTGATTTTCTCTTTCACATATCCCATCCGCTGAACCTGTTCGGCAATGGCTTCATTACTCATACCCGGCTGATACATTTCATCAAAGACCCAAATAGTCTTACTTGACTGATCTATCAGACCACAAAACAGTGCAGAAGGGTCATTTGTATAACCGAAGTCAAGACCGAATACAGACTTGACCCCGGCAATCTTCTTGACTTCATCAACACTGAACGCCTTTTCTTCCCAATTTTCATAGACAAGACCGTCTACAATACCCCAATCACCAAGACCCGCTACTTTGTAACGCCTTGGGTTCTGCTTCTTCATGGTTTCAAAGACTTTTAAGTCTGCCTTATCCAACCATTCATTGCACTTGTAATTGGTGGTCATTGCAAGGGTTTCATCATCTGTGTTATCAAAAAACCGCTTCTTTATCCAGTGGTGTTCATTCCACGGGTTCAGTGTAAGGGTTATTTGCTTGAACAGTCCTGAACCGTCAGGAACAGCACCACGGATTGATTCATCAAGCATATTGAAATCATCTTCTGAACTGATTTCATACGCTTCTTCAATCCACATCCAACACAAGCAACCAATATCAACGGTTATTGATGTTACTTTCAGGGGGTCATCCAGTCCCCTGAAATAAATCTTTTGACCTGTCGGTTTATAGGTCATTTCAAGTGGTGATTCTTTGATTTCCCAAAAGGCATCAACGCCAAGGCGGTGAATCGCCCACTTCAATTCTGTGAAACAGGAATCTTTCAGGGTTCTGAAAGTCTTTCTGACCACAAGGGTATTTGCCTGTGGGTACTTCATCATATTGGTGATGTACCAAAGGGCAGTTGTTTTTGATTTCTTGGATGCACGGCTGCCCTTGCATACCCTATATCTACCTTTCCAACGCCAAAAAGTACCGTAACCCTTACCAACCAGTTCAGGCAGCAGCACTTTCTTCTTGCCGGACTTTGTAGTCTTGTAATCTTCCGGGTACAGGATAAATTTCTGATACCCAAAAACATATTGTGAAGATATTCTGTTCTTGACCATAGACGATCACCGCCTAATCTTCAAGGGCATCTTCACCGGTGATAACAATAGGCTGCGTGATGTTCACATCAATCTTGTCATTCCACATACCCAAATGCTTACCAAGTAATTCAAGTGCTTTCAGTTTCGGTGAAATCTTCACTTCCCTTTCAACACTTGACCCGGTTTCTGATTCAGACTGTTTGTATTTCACTGATTCAATACAGGCAAGATCATCTTCTGATGCACCGTCTTTTATTCTTCCGTGACTATCAACAAGGTCTGTCATTTTCACAAAAGCAATGCGGGCAAGTTCTAAAACAACCCTGTCCTGATTGATTCCTGTTCTTTTGCTGCGTTCTGCCATTGCAACACTAATTGCCTGTTGAACCTTGACATTTGCCAACATCCTTGAACCTTGCTGATCTGCTGTTTTTGCCGAATAACCCGCACGAATGGCTGCTTGTGTTGCGTTCAGGTCAATCAGGTATTCTTCAACAAAACGCCGCTGTTTTTCAGTTAATTTTGCCGTTTTTGCCATCAAACAACACCCCTTTCATGTATTTTTGCAATAAAAAATCCCTGAAACATTACATTTCAGGGTGCAAATATCGGCACAAACAAAAAAGAATTGTGAAAAAACAACCGCTTCTTCACAATTCCTATCTTGTCAAGATACACTGTATCATTAGAATCAAGAATACACAATATACTTGAAACAACAAAATCTATCATAAAACGCCTTTTTTGTCACTTTAAGTAACAGTAAATACACATCAAGTTAAGTAATGCAGATTATCATAGGTTTCTTCAAACCTTGCAAGTGCCGCTCTGTGCAGATTTCTGACATACTGGTATGACATACCCATTTCACCTGATGCAACTTTCAAACTCTTAAACTGCACATACACCTTGAACAACACCTGTGAATACCTTGCATTGTGCAAACCTCTAATCTGCCTGATGATCTGTTCCTTGGCATCAACAAAACGGTCAATCTCTGCATTGATTTCATCATTGAAATTGACATAGTTTGTGACTGCCTTGCATAAACTGTCACCTGACGGACTTGTCTGCACTCTTTCAGCAGAATAATCAATACCGCCTGTACTGCAAGCATTGGTTTTCATACCTTCAAGGCGTTCTAAGTCCTGATTGATATTAGTATCAAGTTCCTGTAACTGTCCTAAATATTCCCTTGCGGATAATGTTTTCATTCTTTCACCTGTCCTTTCCTTGGTATCTGTTGGGTAACGGTTGAAAATTGGCAAAAAATGCCTTGAAAACCTTGTAAATACTGACGGTAACTGTTGGTAACGGGTAACTGTTGCTTTTCTATACTGTATATTTTTACTTTTTATAGATACATAAAAAATACTAATAATAAAAATAATAAGAAAATTATATTTAACCGTTACTACCGTTACAAACCGCATAAATAAAGACTTTCAACCGCTACCGTGAACCGTTACCAACCGTTACCAACTGCAACTACTGCATAAAATTATACGGTGTATCATTCACCTTTGTATAAATTACATCAGCAACAACCATCTGACCAAACTGCTGACCCGCTGCAAACTTAGGAACAGCAATCACGGCAACCCCGGCAGTATACACCCCATACAACAACTGTGATATGTATTGGTGTGTAAGTTCATAAAGTTCTGCGCCAATCATAACTCTTGAACATCGTCTTTCTCATGCAAGAAATCAGTTGCAATATTATCACACTGAATTGTGTCACCAGTCTGTAATTCTCTTTTATATCCCATGCACTTCATAAACCGTTCAGGGCGGTTGCAACTTTCATAATACTGACAGGTAACACATACATTTTCTATCATCCGAACATTCTCTTTCATCTATAAACCTTTCCTGTCTTAATGTCCTTTACCTGAATACGTTCGACTAATTCAAAACCTGCTGTCTTGATAATGTATTTCAAAACCTTAATCAAGTTATGCGCTCGTTTTTCCGTTTCCTGTAATTCATATTCAGATTGTTTCTTTTGTTCTTTTATTACTCTGCCAACGGCAATAACTGCTGTTGGGTCTGCGTATCCTTCCTGATTTCTTCCACCTTTCACTGACTGACACCTCCTTCATCAAATTTATAGTCAAATTTATTGCCGACAACTTCAAAGTACTTTTGGTCAAATCCATCAAGTTCGGAAATATCATCACTTCCTTGCTCTTTTGTGCAAAAACTTCCTTTACTCCATGCAATAATTTTGTATGTGGTATCTTCTGGATATTCATCATCTAAATGTGCAACCATGATATCATTTTCCCAAATCAGATTACCATTCTTATCTTTTAAGCCTGTGCATTGGCAGATGGTGGCTGGGTCTACCTCATCTATATTAATAAGGTTAATTATGTGGTCGTATTCTGCCACAATATAAGGTGTGCCAGTAAAAGTATAAATTAGATTTCCACGAACCCATTCTTCATTATCTTTCCTCTTTGCCTTAAATAAATATCTATCTTCCATATTTTCTCCTATTCTGCTTCTGATTGAAGTCATTCTTTAAAGCAAGTTTCACAATTTGTTCTCTCTGTTGCATACATCAGCATGTCTTACGCAATTTCTCTCAATATTCAACAGTTTTCTTTCAAATTTTGATTTTCAAGCCCTATAAGTACCGTAGGATAAAATGTTGCAAACGTTTTATCCACAATTTCATTGACGTTGAACGTGTCATTGTTATATGCACATTCAATCTCTGCGTTAGGATTGTATTTGCTTAATTCCTCAATTAATTCTTTGACTTTCATGCTTGTTTGCTCCTTTCTACTATGAAACAAATATCTTACAATTTTTATTGTTTACTTTTTTCTGAATTACTCTGAACCCAAGCCTTTTATTTATCTGCTTACTGAATACAATGTTTGACATTGGCTGCATTGCGTTGTCTGCACAAAATACCTGATACCGCTTATATACATCAGCGGTTGGTTCATTTTCGATCATGTCAACCCCGGTGTCATTGATAAATGCAAGGATGGGGTTGTTTTCTTGTTCATATTCATCTAACTGATTCTGAACCTTATCTGACTTACTGAATCCATTATTGATGACTACCCTTTTTAGTCCTTCCACACCAAGCCTGATAAAATATTCAATGCTATCCTGTTGTGTCAACTCATACTTGATGAATGGTCTATAATCAGGGTCATCCTTGCTGAACGTGGCATTGAATGGAATAATAACCAAACGCCTAAGTACCGCCCCGGTCTTGTCCTTCATGCGGGGAATATCATTGGCGCTAAACAGTAACTTTATGAACGGGTTGAACTCAAACGGGTCTTGTCCTTTGCGTTCTGCCTTGATGCGGTTACCTGTTACTATTTTCTTGAACACGCTGACCTGTGAACCTTGAAGGAAATCATCACCAATATCATCACCAATGTTTGCCAGTTTGCCGAACATCATTGAAGTATTGAACCTGTCACCCAGTTCTTTCAGGTCAAGTGCTGAAATGTTCCGATCACCAAGGATTGCTTTGACACAATCCAAAAATGTACTTTTACCGTTGGACTTGTCACCTGTCAGAATGAACGCCTTGCCTAACTCATTTCTTCTGTAAAAGCAGTAACCAATACATTCTTCCAACAATGCCCTGATTGCTGCATCACCACACGCTAACTTGTTCAGGGTGCTATCTGCCAGTTCAGAATAGGCATCCGGCTTATAGTCCCAAGGAATCTTGTTAGTAATAACAATGTCCGTACTGAATGGTTTCAGTTCCTCGGTCACAAGGTCATATACACCGTTGTTAAAAGCAATCAGGTTTGCATCTGACTGTTCTTTTTCATCAACAATCAATTCCATGTAATCAAGGACTTCCCGGCGTTGCATCTTTTTCAGGTTGGGGATGTGCTGAATCATGTTTGATTCAATTTCTTTATACCCATTGGAATACACCCCATCTTTGTATATATGCAGCTGCCCGTTGATTTTGATAACGTGTGCCGTGTTCTTCATAAACACTGCAAACTTGTCAAACAAGAATGTGCTGCCAAGGAAAAAAACAGGTTTCTGAAAAGCATCATCACGCAAGATCACTTCCAGTTCATCATCTGACAGCGGTTGTTTCAAAACAAACTTGTTCAGGATGCGGATGCACTCACGGGTTTCTTCAACCGTGAAATCATTTGCAGTCAGTGTCAAGATATAATTGAAAAGTGCCTGATTCCTTCCGTCCCCGGCATCCATATCAATGAAATCAGCAGTTGCCTTGACCGGGAACAACCACTTTGGTACTTCCTGATACTGCCCGCCTTCTTCAATATCCCATTCACAAAAACGTTCTTCACCATCTGCCTTTAATTTTTCGTATGAATCTTTGAACCCTGTTTTTATGTCTGCTGTCAATCCAATGGCAAGTGAAACGTGGGTATAGCATCCTGTTACTTTTGAATTTTTGAATATAAAATGCTTTCCTCTTGTGGTGCATATTACCTTGCAATCAAGTTGATATTCTTCAACTATGTTCATCAAGATTTCAGCCTGTTTAGAATCGTCAATGTCAATAAACATAGTATTTTTTGCTAAAACTCCACCATATTCATCACATTTTTGTGCTTCTTCTAAAGTTCTTAATTGCTTACTTGGTACACCTTTGAACTTTTCAACCGATGCTTTTCCTTTCAGTTTTACATATCCTCTGTAAAGTTCATTCATAGTCATCACCTACAATTCTGCATATGATGTATTTTACTTTTTTGTAATCACCGTCACTTAAAGATATGTTTTTATCTTTTTCAAACATGGCAATAAAATCTGATGTAGTAAACATTCTTATCAAATCAAGTGAGAAATCATCAATATAATGCAAAAATACATCTTCTAGTGAGTCTTCATGTTGTAATAACAAAGATTCTACTTTTTCCATGTAGTATTTTTTCTTACTTTCATCACCAGTACCGCACAATTCAGCTAACCTTAGATATGCACTAATCTTTGCATCTATTTCATTTCTCATAAAAATCACCTACCTTATGTGATGTTTTCTAACACCTTTTTATAAAATCCTTTGTTCCTGATATTACGGTCAAAAGACTGCTGCCTTGACCGCAACAAGGCTTTCAACTCTTTCAGTTCTTCATTCTGCGCCTTTAATGTTTCCCTTGGTTCTTTCAGACGTTCTCTGTACTTTTTCACATCAGCATTGCGATCCTTCCAAACTTTTGTGTTCTTCCTGTGTGAATCCCGGATGAATTGCAGCTTGGCAACATCAGCCTGAATCTGTGAAATACGGTGCTTTGTCTGCCTGATCTGCTGTTCTGCATACTTGACCTTTTGCGTGTACCCTTCAATGTAAATGCTGTGTTCCTTCTGAACCTGTTCAAATTGTTCAGCCTGTTTCTGAACAAATTTTTTAATCTGCTGTTCACATTCCGGGGTGAAACTGCTTCTGATAAGTTTCAGCAGTTTCCTGACCTTGGTGATGCTGCGGATATTCAAAAATTCTTCAAGATGAACAGTCATTGAACCATTTTCATATCTGATTTCTAAATCCATGAAAAACCTTCCTTCCCGGTGTTACGCTACAACACCAAATTGTTTCAAGCGTTTCTTTGCTAAATCTATGTACCACTGCCTATCAAGTTCAGGCGGTGTTTTTACCCCAACAACTGAATCATTGAAAATGAAACAGTGGTCAGGTGTATTACCGAATTTTTCACCTTTGGTTTTCACCTGTTTACGTTTCAGCAATCTGCCATCCTTCTGATCGTTAGATGCAAACACCCTGTATGACTTATATGTGTATCTGTCCTTGTCAGGGTATTCATATACCGTCTTGATTGTTCTTTTGCCTATATGACTAACAAGCGGGGTGCAATGCTCATGTTCTACCCAATCATACTTATCTGACAACTTGACAATCTTCTGAAACATAATCAGGTCATCACACTGATTGATGGTCTGTTCAACCGGGGTTTTCTTGACCATGTAGTCAACTAGTGCTTTATTCAATATCGGTAAATCATAGTCAATAGCTGAAAGTTCTTTGACATATGCACCAATTCTTTCAACACCATCATCAGTACCAATCCAAAGATAATTGTTTACGTCCTTCTGATAGATTTCTGATATATTGTCAAGTTCAAGAAGAATTGAACACTGATCTGTTGAACAACGCTGTTCCCACTCCCAACAAATATCATCAACCATTTCAAAGGCTTCATCTGTGTCAGGAATCCAAATGATCAGACCGTCAGTGTTTGACTGAATCAGTTCAAGACCCGGTACAACTTCCAAATGCTCGATCAGGTCAAGCAACATCAACTGACCATTGATACACATACAGTTATTGTTGCGTGGGTCATATGCCGGGTTGGTTGCGTCTTTCATTGCCCCTGAAAGTGCATTCAGCATCTTCTTATATGGCAACTGTGCTTTTTTCCATTGCTTTGCTTCCGCCTTTCTTCCGGCTTTAGCTGCTGCAACCTGTTTTTTCTTCATTTCTTTACGGGTGTTATATACAAGGTGATAATTATCATTAGTTGCAGCCCTTGTAACCAGTCCCCAAGCAATCAGCATTGACGGATAATAGTTGTTTACATCAACATGAAGTAACTGCCCTGTCTTATGAATCGGTGTGGCTGTTGCCCCATGAACACCGCCAAAACCGAATGAATGAGGAATACCCGCAACCGTGGTTTCAAGACCCTGTTCCTTGTACCATGTACGTTTTAAATATTTATCCATGTGTGCCAAGTCCATTGACAAGGCGTCCTGTCTTTTCTGTTCAAACCAGTCCTGAACATATTTATATTTTTTCAGTTGCAAGCACGGCAAAAAGTAAAAATCAAATTCATCTTCAAATGATCTGCGGGAACAACCAAGCACTTTTGCAGTGATTCTTGCTTCACTGTCCCCTATATCAGACAGGTTCACAATATCCGGGAAGGCCTGAATGATACCGTGCATTGCATTAAATTCATCTATCTTTTCAAGGAATACTTTAATGGTTTCTTCCACATCATGCCGGCAGTAAAAAACCGTCATTTCAATTTCTTCCTTGGTCAATTTCCTGTTTATTCTAAAATCAACATCCGTTTCCTTTATATTGCTGCCAAGAAAACCTTCCAGTGTTTTCAAACCAACCGGGGGGTTCGGCATAACATCATAGTTAATCATTGGAACTTTGTTGAACACTGATGAAAATTGCCACCCTTCCTTTTTTTCAACAATTATCCAGTCATTGATTCTTTTGGGGTTCATTCCTAACAGAATCCCCTTAAATATGTACTGGTCATAGTGGCGGTTGTTATAACCTACCCATATATCCTTGCTATTCGCTTCATATAAGGCTTTTAATTCATCAGGGCTATTGATTATCACGTGTTCTTTTTTCTTGGTCACATCGATGAAAACGGCAAGCCAATCTTCCTTGAAAACCTCAAAGTCATAAAATATCACTACATTCACCCTTTCTGAAAATAGCGGTGGAAGATGTGACCCCGCCACCGCCTGATAATTCCATTTTGTAGACAATTTATCTACTTTTCAAGTAAATTTTTTTAGCAGTCAAAAACTTCCTTGATTGTGATAGGGTTGAAAGCATCTGCCTTGTAATCAACCTCAACTTCAATCGCACCCTGAATGGACTGGAATACATCAAGAATCTGATCTGCAAAATCTGCATAGTTTACGAACTCAACAGGTGTGTCATCTTCTGCAATCAGCTTGTTCACCCAAGTGCATACAGACTTGATTGCCTGTCCGTCCGTCCACTTTGCGGAACTGTTGCCGGAAATAACACGGTTGAAGAAGATCATGCGGTTTGCCTGTTCACCTTCCTTGATCTTTGCCTGAACTGCAAACATCAACTTATCCTGTCCCTTGGTCAACTTAATTTCCATCTTCTCAATACTAATGATATATGTACCATCCGGCACATCAGCAAAATCATTATCAGGTGCGTTCTGCACCTCATTCTGTAATTCCTGTAAATCAACCTTTTCATCAAATGCACTGAAATCAATAGCCATAATATTTCACCTTTTAACCTTTCTTATTTGCTTAATACTAACTTTAATAACTCAAACGCCTGAACTTCATTGAATCCGACTGCAACATAGGAATCATAGATTTTCTTTGCAGCCTTAGCACCATCTTCCGGTGTAGCGTTCTGTTTGGATGCTTCCGGGTTCGGCTTTTTCATTGTACGGTTGTTTGCCGGGTTCATTCCTTCTGCAATCGCTGATGCAAGGATTGCACCAAACAGGTCATCAGGTAAACCAAAAGGATTGTTCATGTTCTAATACCTCACTTTCTTAGCGTGTTCTTCTTACTCTGCGGGTTCTTCCACCAGTAGGCTGTTCATCTACTGCCGGGGTTTCATCCGCTGTTGTATCTGCATCAGGTTTTGCCTGTTCTGCACTTCTTCTTGTTCGTCTGCCCTTCTCCGGCGGGTTCATTGCCCCATCAATAGGATTTTCCGGCTGTGGGTTACCCGCCTGTGCTAAACGCTTCACACCTTCACCAAATTCTTCCTTGCTGATAACCTTCATTACTTCCACACCGTCAACAATCAGGTCAACCGTGTCACCTTTGTGCTTCATCACATAGTTATCATCAGCCGGAACATAGAAGTATGTGTCTGCATCCAGTGTGACAGATTCAGAATCAGTATTTGTTGTACCGTCCTGAACAGGTTCAGACTGTTCAGCAGACTTTCTTTCCTTGCGGGTTCTTCTTGGCGGTGTTTCAAGTTCCGGCTGCGGTACAGAATCCGCTGCTGCACACGCTTCATCAAACGGGATTTCTTCACGCCCATCAGCAACCGCATCAATAGCCTTGTCACGCTCTGCCATATAATCAGCCATTTTCTGATTATTTTCAGCCACCACTTCATCATGTGTCTTGCGGGCGGTTCTGCCTGTCTTTGGTGCTGCATCTTCTGTTGTAGTAGGCGGTGTTGCTGTGGCTGTGGTCTTTTTTCCACCCCTTGCCCGTCTGCCGTTTGCATCCGGCTTTTCAAGATCGGATGCAGCCTGTGCATCAGCCTGACCCATTTCTGCATCTGTCTTATACTCACCGACTTCATAGAAGTTGCGGATTTTATCGGCTACATAATTCAGATCATTGTCAATGGCGTATGCCGGGAACATTCCCATAGGTGACTTCACGGTGTCCTTGCCACTGTTCTGTGTATAAAAGTAATATTTCCCTTCATTCACGCCTGTTCTAAGTACAATGGTGAAAAGTCCTTCAATGGTGATCTTCTCACGAAGTAACTTTCCGATCAGCTTAATAGTAGTAACGCCATTTTCAAGGGTTTCTGTGTGGGTCATATAAGCAACTACTACATCATCAGGAAGTTCCTTGCATACTTCAATGATTTCAAAGTAATTTGCACCAAAGTCATTCCACTTATCCCAACCGTTTTCCTTGATACGGTTCATGTATGGAACAGAAAGAATATACTGGAAGTCATCAACCACCAATAATTTCTTCCCGGCTGCTGCCTGTTCCTTCATAAACTTGCAGATTTTGCGGGATTCAACCTCACTGTTCAGCATTGTGAACTTACCCTTGAACGGTAACGGCTTACCAACCGGGTTCACAACGGCAGTTGTTGCCGGATCGCAATTTCTCATACTGGTACTTTTTCCTGTACCTGATTCACCCATAATTAAAAGCATCTGTGCCATACTTCTATACCTCACTTTCATCAAACTTCATATCAACACGAATTGTATATTTTTTCGGGTTGTTGGTTGGAACTTTATACACAATGGTGTCATGCCCTAAGTCAACCCGCTTGACATCACTTTTTCTTAATAGATCAACTGCATTCACCAGTGATGTCAGACCGTTATGTGTGAAATCTGCCACTATTCTTCACCCCCTTCATCTACGCAACCTTCGGTCACTCGACTTGACCACAAATCAGCAAAATGCAGAATCATGTACAGCGGTGTTTCATTTCCCTTCACCGCATAGTTTGCTGATTCATACAGACCATCATGGTATCTGATAGCAAATTCTTCTTCTTCCGTCAGGTCAATGAAAAGGGTTGCTAACTTGATGCTGCGGGTTGCATGGTCAAGTGGAAGAAGTGCCGGGTTACGCTTGAAAGGCTTGCTTTCAGACTGTTTATATTTCTGTTCCGGCTCTGCCTTGGTGGGTCTGCCGTCCTTAATCATGTTAGGCACATACATCTGTTTACCAAAGTCACCGCACTTGCCAAGGTCATGTAATGCTGTTGCAATGATGACTGAATCACGAATTTCTGCATACTTGACCTTGCCAAGAAGTGCGTAACCAATGTTTTCTGCTGCCATCATCACGTTTCTGCTGTGATGAACAAGACCGAACTGACAAGCAAGGTGATTTCCACCGCTGCAAGGTGCTTCAAAGAATCCGATTTCTTCCATGTAGGCAATCAGATCTTCCATTCCCTCACGCTCGGTTGAAAGTAAGTGGTTAACCACATACTTCTTATTGTCAAGTTCCTTTGCATTGTCTGCTGCTACCTGTTCAACTGTGTCCTGAACCTGTTCAGTTGTTTCCTGTGTTACTTCTGCGGTATTTTCAACCGCTGCATCTACTTTCTTTTTTGCTGCCATGCTCTTTCACTCCTTTAATTATTTTTATGTTGATTCCATTCTGTCAGAAATGGATAAACACCGTATAAGTTGACTGGTAATTCACCCAGTTCAATGTGTTCAATAAACTGCTTGAACTGTTCATAGTCCTTTGGATATAACAGGATGCCAATACCGCCCGCCTTTTCAATTTCTCTAAGGTTGTATAACTGCAAGTCTGACGGTCTGCCGTTTGGTGCTTTCAGTTCGATTCCCAAAAACCAACTGTTGAAACATACCAACAGGTCAGGAATACCACTTTTTGTATAAGCAGCACCACCCCAGTATTTCAGCACCCAAGCACCCTCGTCCTTTAGAAACTTCTTGACCTTATTTTCAAAGTTTTTTTCTGCTGCCATGATTTCATTCTCCATACAAAAATCTGTGCCGTCTGTGTTGTATTGCTCTTACTGAACGCCCCAACATTTTACTAAGTTCTGTATCTGATATTTCATGCTTCATAACAAGTTCAGTTTCTTCATCAGTCCAGTATTTCCTTTTATTTGGTGCGTCCTGTGTTTTATGGTAATATCTCTTTTGCTGTTCACGCTTTGTCTTTTTGTACTTTTCCATATCTCTGTAATCAGATTTTCTAAGTATTTCAATCACCGCCCAACTGTTCATTGAACTGTGTCTGATAGTTCAGTATCTTTTCTGTATAGTCGGTTGAATAGATGCCCTTTTCCCATAACCGGGCAGCACCATCTTCACCCATGTTGTACGCCATCAAGACCATGTTGGTATCTTGATACCGTTCAAACAGTTTTCTAAGTACGAACACGCCCGCCCTGATGTTCTGATACGGGTCTGTGAAATCCGTAACCCCAAGGGTATCAGTCAACCATTGATGATTGATTTTATTAATCTGCATATAACCGTAATCATTGGTTATGCTGATGACTGCCGGGTCAAAACTGCTTTCATTCTGAATCAGTGCCATAACAAGGGTAAAATCAATGTTGTACCCGGTACAAAGGTAATATGTAAATTCCTGTTGTTCTTCCGGCATTTTGCAGTCAAACGGTGTGAAATCTAAGTCACCCACACCCCAGTCAAGGGAAATTTCCTGTGTGAATGTTCTGTCATCATACGCCCCATATACAAGGGTTTTAGTGCTTGACTGTTCAAGTGTCTGTTCTTCTGTTTTCTGCTTGTCCTTGGCGGTTATATGAGTTTTCAGGGCATATCCTGATACATTACCAATCACCAAACCAATACCAAGTGCAACACCAATCAGAATCAAGACCCTTTTGACCATTGCCGACTTTCTCATGCTCTTTGAATAGTTCAATTTTCATTACTCCTTTCCGTGATTATGATTCCGGGAATTATCAGAATCGCACCAATGATGTATTCTTTCAGGTGTGCGGTAAGTGGTTCATATATTCCCATTTCAACCGCATAGTCAGATGCACCGACTGCACCGATCATCAGGAATACACCGATAAATGCCATGATTCCAAATATCCAGTTAAGTATTTTTGAAAAGTTCATCTGTCAGTTCCTTTCCTTCTTTCAACGCTGCAAGGTTTCTTTCTTCAACCGTACCCTTCACCAGTAAGTAATAGTAAAAGCACGGTTTGGCTTGTCCTATGCGGTGAATACGCTTTTTTGACTGTTCCCACATATCACATGACCCTTTGCCAAGTGGCAAGGTGAAATAAATAATCTTGTTTGCTTTCTGATAGTTACCACCCATTGCCCCGGCTTGATACTGTATGAATGTGATTGAATCATCTGCCTGATCGTATGCGGTCAAGTCCTTCTTTGACCCATTCACAACTGAATAGGGTCTGTTCAGGTCATTCAACACCTGTTGCATTGCTTCAAGTTCAGCAGTGAAGTTGTAAAATACAATCAATCTGTCCTGTGTGCTTTCAACCAAGTCCCGCAAGCCTTGCAATTTTTCCTTGTGATACTGCCCGCATAACTGCCGGGCATATAACATTTTCGTCAGACTGTTATCACCGACCAGTTCAACATCATCAAACATCAGGTAACTGTTCTTGATGAAATACCTGTATTCCTTAGTGGGCTTAAAGAATATTTTCTGTTCAGTCTGTTCAGGAAGTTCAAGGACTTCACTTGTTTTCATAAAGATGCAGCCATAACTTGCAAGTTTCTTTTTCAAGTGTTCCGTGTGCTTGTACCCGGTGATAACCTCACGCTTGAACCCGTCCCCGTTCTCAACCCATTCTGTCACAACATAACTGTTGTAAAAGGCTTTCTTTGTGATATTCCACCCCAACAACTGCACCTGTGACCACAACCTTTCATATTTCCCGGCTGTTGGTGTTCCTGATAACAAAATCACGCTTTCAGGTTTCATTTTCAGAATAAATTTTGAACGCTTGGCGTTTTCATTTGTGATAAGACTTGATTCATCAAGCATCAGGGTAAAACCCAGTAAGTTCAATAACCAATCCCGCCGGAACGCTGTTTCATAATTGATAACGCCTATAATCTGAACATCCTTGTTGTATAATTCTTCGGTATCAACAAGTGTCCTGAAATTGATTGCTTCACTTTTCTTTGTCAGGTTCATAACCCGGTATTCCGGGTAATACGTTTTCATATGATCAACCCAATCATCAACCTTTGACTTTTGGCATACGATCAGGTTTACTGTATTGTTCAGCAAATACATTTTTTCAGCACCTACAAAGGTTTTACCCAGTCCCATATCAAGATAATACGCACAACGGTTGAACTGTTCAGTTCTGTTTAGTGCATCTTCCTGATGGGGCATAAGGTGCAGATCATTCATCTTCCTTGAACCCATGCACTACATTCTGAACGGTATTATTCTCCATCTTTCTGCACCTCACCTTTCTGTTCCGTCAATGACTTATATTCATCAAGTAATACTTTCATTTCAGAATCTTTTTCCGAAAACATTTCAAGCACCGCCATACGCTGCAATTTATTGATTCTTACGTCCATAGCTGTCTTTAATTCTGACACACGTTTTCTTGCCGCAACACGATTTTCGTATGTACCCATATCAACCTTTGTGACAATCTCACGACCACTTGCAACCCTTGAAACAGTATCATCAATACTTGCAATCTTTGCGACCGCCAAACCGTGATGCCCTGTTTTAACTACCACTACATCGCCAACTTCATAGTTGTCATACATCGCATACTTTGACATACACACCTGTCCTCTTTCATTATCATTCAGAAAAGATACCTGTACGGTTTTATAATCTCCAAACATTTCTTCATCCTCACTTTCTTCAATTCCAAATAAAATGATCTGATCCTTTCTTAACCAGTAACAACCGTATTGACTGTTATGGTTTTTATGACCTTCAACCATTACGCCGAAAATACCTTTATATTCCCTTGTGATTACACCACTTAACCCTTCAAGCTTGCGATTTCTGCTGTAAGAAATGATCTTTACTTTGTCACCTATCTGCATAAAATCATCACCTTATACGGCAATTCCTTCAATTTCTGCAAAACGCTTTGCATTGATAAAATATGACCAACGGTGTTCACTGGTATGAATTGCATACCCCCAAGGAAAAACCCCCTGTTGTAAACCAAGTGCTATTGTGTTTGTGTGCTTATGCATCAACTTGGCAACTTCTCCGACTGTCAAGGTTGGGATGCCATCTTCACAATGCACAGGTTTAAAAGTCACAGTGGATTCTTCCTGTTCAAAGTAATCTGCCGGCAATCCAAGTGCTACTGCAATATCACTTTGAACCTGTTCTGACGGTGTGGTCTTACTGTTCAGGTACATACTGATTGACCCCTTACTTTTCCCGGTCAATCCAACAACCTGTGCCTGATTGATTCCTAACTGCTGCATAGCCTGTTTCAACTTTTCGCTGAATTTCATATTTATCACCTATCCTTTCTCGTAGTAGATATTTTATCTACTTTTTAGGCAAAAAAAATCTTAGTTGCATCATCATCTGTTAAATTTAACAGGTCTTTCAGTGTCTTGATTTCACTTGCCTTGAACTCTGTTTCATTGTTGACCTTCTTCATAAGTCCAAAGTAAGTCAACCCGCACTTTTCAGCCACAAACTGCAATTTATAGCCGGATGCATTGATTTTTTCCCTTAATAACTCTGTGTTCGTCATCTTACTTTTCACCTTCCTTTTCATCATCGGGGAACGCATTGTTATTATACTGTTTCCTAACTGTTGCGGTCACCTTTCCTGTTTTTTCATCAATCACAAGTGATGCGTCCCACTTTTTCCCATTTTTAGAAATTTCATCAGCATATTTATTATATTCTTCTTCTGAATCAAACTCTATAATCTGCTGAACCCATGCTTTTACTATTTTCTTCACATAACCACCTTCTTTCAAACCCATATTTTATTGCTGTCATCAAATATCTGACAAAATATAAATTCAAGTACATTGACAACAATGGAATTTCCCGCCATTTTATACAGTTGCGTGTTTGAAATCCCATTCTGCATCAACAGGTCAACATCAGAATCATCAAACCCCATTAGTCTAAAACATTCTTTTGGTGTCAACTTTCTTATTGCCAGTCCGTCTTGTACCCCTGTTGCGCCAAATGTTGTTGATCTTTCAAAATTTGCCTGACTGGTTTTGTAATATTGGTTTTTTATAGTTCTACAAGTACCGTCCGGCATAGGGTTGACTGGTTCAACCATATCATTCACCCCTTTCACTGTCGGTTTCAACACTACACCCCCCTGTTGTGGGGAAGTTGTGATTGTTTGTGCAATTTGCTTTCCAACCCTTCCACGCCTTGTTGTGCTGTTTGGATATTCTAAATTGATTGAATCACCAAGTTCAGCTACCTCATAGCCTTTCTTTGTATTGGCTCTAACTAATATCATTGGTTCACGATTCCCCCCCCCCTGTTGTATTAAGACAAGGGGCGAGTCCTTCCGGGGAATAAACACGCCCTTGATTGGGGTTCTTGCGTGTTTTAGTTGGAAATACATTTCCCAAGAATATAATATTTTTATCTTCATTCACCCTTAATCTTTCCTTTCAACAATTTGAATAGGTTGCTTATAATGACTTGATAACAGTGTAGTGCTGATTCCGTCCGGGTCATATACACCATCTTTCTGATGTGTACCAGTAACACCTATTTTGATGACTTCTGAACTGCTATCATGTCCCAAGTGTGACGGTCTACTGAACCCCGTCCCCCCCCCCCCTAACTGTATTTGAAATTTGCTTTTCTGTCAGTTGTGGAATCAGATTTTTGACCCGTTCAGGGTCAACATAATACTTTTCTTCAACAGAATCTTCAAGTAAGTCTTTCAAACATTTTTTCAAAGGTACGGGGTCAGGAAATTCAAAAACACCTGTATCAATATCTTTTCTGATGCTAATTATGAATACTCTTTCTCTGTTTTGCGGTACTTCATAATCTTTTGCATTCAGCACTTTCCAGTAATTGTTGTAACCCACATTCTCCAAACCGCTTAAAACCGTATCAAATTGTTCAGAAAATTTCTGTGATGTAAGATTTTTTACATTTTCCGCTATTGCAATCTGTGGTTGTGTATGTTCAATGATTCTAAGTGCATCAAAGAACAACCCTGATCTTGTTTTTGTACCATCATCATTCAGTAACCCTTTTTGTTGTCCGGCAAGTGATATATCCTGACAAGGGAAACCGTATGTAATTAAATCAATGTCATCCGGCGACTGTGTTTCATCTAACTGTGTTATATCTCCAAAATTCATTGATTCCGGCACACTATGAAGAAGTGAATAAGCCTTTGAAGCATATTTGTTAATTTCACAATACCCAACCAATTCATACGGAATTTCTAATCTTTGCAATGCTTTTTCAAAAGCACCTATTCCGCTGAATAAACTTAAATACTTAATCATTGCCTTTATCCTTTCCCAGTTCCTTCAAAAAGTTGTCTATTGTCAGCACACCTTAGTACATCAGGGGGTGTCTTGCCTTTATCAGATTTCACATTAAAATCTGCAAACCTGTCAGCCAACATTGAACTTTTTGAACTGTGCTGTTCAAACCGTGACGGTTTTCACATTAAAAACTGTCAGAAACCTGTTGACCTACATACAATAGACAATTTTTTGAAAGAACTGAAATCCTATTCCTTGGTTCTTTTCCCCGGAACTGCTGCAACAGTTCTTTTTTATTGGCGGTTTCATTCGTTAGGTGCTTCACATGACCGCCTTGCAAGTCGGGGAACTTGCACACCTTCCGGCTACCCTGTTCTGAACCCGGTTAATTGTAGGGGTGTTTCATTTTTATACTGGTTTCAGTTCCAGTTGAAACAAAGTGCTGTGTCATCTCGTGCGGTTGATTCTTCCACTTAACGGTTTCTTGGCATAGGGGTAAAGTGCTGTTTGGTTCAGCCTGTCAGAACTAATTCTGAACACTTTGCTTTCTTGCCCTACCGCTCCTGTTTTCTTCAACTACTTTGACGGGTCTTGTTTATTCTTCACACGCTCTGTCTGCTATCCGGCAGCCTGACCACCATGTCACTTGCGTGTAGCCCTATCGCTTCACCCGTTCCTTCCTACTTGCTTTGTTTTAAGTAGATGTTTTATCTACTGACACAACAATACCATTCAGTAGATAAAATGTCAACACTTTTTTATAAAAAATTTGATAAAAGTTGATATTCAATCTATTTTATGGTATTCTTTAAGCATACCCAACCGGGAAGAAGGTGATTAAATGACAATAGGTGATAGGATAAAAGCAAGACGGGATGAATTAGGAATGTCACAAGAAGAACTTGCACATAAGATTGGATATAAAAGCAAAACTTCCATAAACAAGATCGAACTTGGTATTCAGGAATTACGGCAATCAAAAATAAAACAGATTGCTGATGCACTCCAAACAACCCCGGCTTATATCATGGGTTGGAAAGAAACAGAAGAAGATCAGCAATTAAAGAAATGCCATGATCTGATAGAAAAGTGTTATGGTTCAGATATGTATGAACTTGTTGAACTGTATGCCAAATTAAACGAATCAGGAAAAAATAAGATCATGGGTGAATTGCGTGACACAGTTGCATTATCAAAATACACCGTTACAGAAAAAAGGGAAAATCAAAAAATGGCATAATTTTCCATCAGTACGGAAATATCATTGCAGTTGATTTTCAAAAAGGTAACTGTTGGTAACGGGTAACTGTTGCTTTTCTATACTGTATATTTTTACTTTTTTATATTCTTATTCATATAAGATATTTTTTATTATTAAGAAAAATACTACCAAACAGATACCAACCGTTACTATATTGAAAACGCTGTATTTGCAACAGTTACTTGAACCGTTACGAACGGTTACCACAAAGAAGGGAAGGTCAGATTTATGAAAAAAGTCATTAAACTTGTCGTTTTAGCAATCGTTGTTATTTTTGTGATTATGGTTGTAAAGGATATTTCAAAGAATCCCATTCAGAAAAAAGAAACATCATCAGAAGAAATCCCTGTCATCTTAGATGCAGATGCTTATTCAAGGATTTCATCTGAAAAGTTGGTTGAATTACTTGGTGAACCAAAGTCAACAGAAGATTGGAACAATGAAAATTCCAAAGGCACATTTCAAATGCAGCTTTACACTTATGACTTAGATGGAATGTATACAGAATTTATTCTGTATGAAGATGCTGTTGTCAAAATCAGATGCTTTGCAACTAAACCGTGGGAAATCAAGAAAGACTTTGACAATGTGTTCAAAATGTTCAATATCACTGTGAAGGACAGTGCAAAAAAAGTTGTTGACACGGGTGTTACTTATAAGTTTTCACCAGTATCAGACACCGTTGCAGAATTTGAAGTTTATAATTTTGATTCTGAAAAGCACACTTTTGATTCAGTCTATATCACATACAATTTGAATTATTTTGATGACCCTAATTAACTGAACAAAAAATGAACCCCAACCGTTGCAGCGGTCAGGGTTCTAATAACTCTATACCAAGGAATAGGATGATATAGGCTATGCAGATACAATTATATCATCCATTCCATGAAATTTCAATCAGGAAGGAATGATACACATGGGAAGAAGAAACCCAAACGGTTACGGATGCGTAACCAAACTAAAAGGTCATAGGTCACGTCCTTGGGTTGCCAAGGTAACAATCTATGATGAAGAAGGACACGCCAAACAGTCACCAATAGGTTATGCAGAATCAGAAGAAAAGGCGAACATTCTATTGGCTGAATATAACAACAACCCTTGGGATATTGACCGGGAAAAGGTGACCTTGGTTGTACTCTATCAGCGTTGGTCTGAAATCAAGTTGCCAAAGTTAGGAAAATCAAATCAGCAGTCCTTGCGAGCAGCGTTCAGGCACTGTTCCAAATACTACGGTGTGAAGTACAGGTCAATGAAATCCTATCAGATGCAAGACTGCATTGACAACTGCGGGTGTGCATACTCTACACAATGGGCGATCAAGAACTTGTTCGGACACCTTGACAGGTTTGCATTTGAAATTGACCTGATAGATAAAATGTATTCACAAATAACCACCGCCCCACCAATACCTGAAACCAACAGGGCGCCATTTACTGATGAACAGATTGCAGCACTTTGGAAAATCAAAGATGAACCTTGGGTGAACACCGTGCTGATTTATATTTACACAGGCTTCAGACTTCAAGAATTGCTTGGGATGAAAACAGAACAGGTGAACATCAAGGAATGGTACTTTGAAGGTGGTATCAAGACCGCTGCCGGAAAGTGCCGTATTATTCCGATACATGAACGAATCAGACCATTTGTGAAAGCACTGGTTGATGAAGGAAACAAGTACCTGTTCACTTATCAGGGTAAAAAGTTCAGTCAGGCAAATTACTATAAGTGTTGGGGTGAAGTCATGGAAAAGATAGGTGCAGACAAGACACCACATGAAGCACGACACACCTTTGAAACACTTCTTGACAACGCAAAAGGAAACAGAAAGTGTATTGATATGCTGATGGGTCACAAGTCAAAGGATGTAGGAAACAGGGTGTATAATCACAAAACTATTGAACAGTTACGGGACACCATTGCCCTATTAAAATAATATTTTTTGCACTGAACCAGTAACAAATTAGAAACAAAAAAAGCGGTAAACCCTGTATTTTCAAGGATTTACCGCCTTAGTTTCTGTATTATAACAT